TTTGGAAGGGCAAGAAAGTATGGCTTGGTTTGGATTTGTCACAGACAGACGATAACACAGCACTAGCAATGGTGACGATTGCAGATGGAGTTGTTTATGCAAAAGTATTCGGCTTTGTCCCAGCAGATAAAGTAGAATTCAAAAGCAAGAAGGAACATGTTGATTACAAACGTTTGATTGCAAATGGAGATTGCTTCTCGTGCGGAAATGAAGTTATTGATTATTTGTTTGTTAAGAACAAGATAGTTGAGATTGAAGCCGAGTATGAAGTGGAGATACAGCAGATTGGATATGATAAGTGGAATGCACTGGCTACTATTCAGCAGTTGGAAGAAGATGGATATGAGTGCGTAGAAATCAAACAGCATAGTTCCGTATTGCATCAGCCGACAAAATGGTTGAGAGAGTTAGTATTAGAACAGCAGTTCCGTTATATGTCTAATAGAATGTTAGAAATAAACTTCCAAAATGCAAGGTGTACGGAAGACACAAACAGAAATAAATATGTTAATAAAAAAAAATCAGAAGGCAAAGTTGATATGGTGGTGAGTCTTATTAATGCGATGTACTTACTGCAGCAATATGTGATGTATGGCTCTGATGATTTTGTTGTACAAGTTGGATAGGAGGGATTTTAAGGAAATTTTTTAAGCGTAAGGAAAGAGCAGAACCGCAGATGATAGACGAATCGGCAATTGCAGAGCCACTTCTGAAAGCATTTCTCGGAAATGATGACATGACAAGAGAAAAAGCAATGCAGATTCCAGCACTTGCTGGAGCCATCAATGAAATTGCGGAAACGGTAGCAAATGTGCCGATTAAACTGTACAAGCGCGGGAAGAAGCGTGTTGAAGAAGTAAAAGGCGATTGGAGGGTGCATCTTCTGAACGAAGATACCGGAGATGCGCTAGATGCAAATATGATGAAGCAAGCACTTGTTAAAGATTATTTGCTTGATGGAAGTGGAAATATCTATGTTGACTGGATGGGTAACGAAATTCAGTCGTTACGATATGTCCAGTCGAATCATGTTTCTTACGCACAGAATGCAGATGTGATTTTTAAGGAATATGTAGTGCTTATACAGGGAAAACGATATTTTCCAGAGCAGTTTGTAAGGGTCCTTCGGAGTACCAGGGACGGGATGAAAGGCATTGGAATTGTTGAAGAGAACAGCAAGATACTGAGTGTTTCTTATAATTCCCTGAAATACGAGGAAGGACTTGTAAAAACCGGCGGAAACAAGAAAGGCTTTGTAAAATCAGCAAAGAACTTGACGCAAGAAGCTATTGACAAGCTGAAAGCAGCATGGAGAAAACTGTATAGTAATAATACAGAAAATGTAATTATCCTGAATAATGGATTGGAATTTCAAGAAGCGTCTAATACTTCTGTGGAGATGCAATTAAATGAAAATAAGCAAACAAACGCAAAAGAAATTCGAACAATTCTTGGTGTTCCGGACAATATCGGAACTGAACAAGGGGATAAGGTATTTATAAAATATTGCGTAAATGCTTTTCTGGGTGCTTTCATGGTAGCGCTAAATAAATCAATGCTATTAGAAAGTGAGAAAGAGGAGTATTTCTTTGCGGCAGATACTTACGAATTAACGAAAGGTGACGCTGATAAGCGTTATGGCGCTTACAAAGAAGCGATTGAAACAGGTTGGATGCAGGTGGACGAGGTTCGCGAGAAAGAAAACATGGAGCCACTTGGATTAGAATTTATTAAATTAGGACTGCAAGATGTATTGTATGACCCAAAAACGAAAGTGGTATATACACCTAATACAAATCAGTCTAATAAGATAGGAGGTGAAAAAGAAGGGCAAGAATTGAAATTAGAGCAGGCGGAGACAAGGAAAAAGTCATTATTGACGGATACGTCAACGTCGTTGACAGAGACAGCCGACCAATCCCAGACCGAAAAGGAGGATATTTCATTGAAAGAATAGCTCCGGGAACATTCCGGAGAGCAATCAATAAGGCTGACGAAGTTAAAGTCTTGTTAAACCATAAATGGGATAAAGTCCTAGGTGGAACTAAGTCAAATTTAACTCTTAGAGAGGATGTGGTTGGTCTTAGAGCACACGCAGAAATCAATGATCCAGAAGTTGTGAAAAAAGCAAAGGAAAAGAGATTGCGTGGGTGGTCGTTTGGATTTACAAATCCAATAGAGGAACGTGCTGACCGAAACGGAATGCCGATTCGCACCATTACAGAGTTGGTCTTAAAAGAAGTATCTCTGATTGATGATACGATGAGACCGTGGTATCCATCCACTACGGTGGAAACCAGAGCCGGAGAAAAAGGAGAAGAAACCTTTGAAATTCGTGCAGAAGAATTTGAAGCCGACTACGTAGGTTTTGAAAATAAAAAAGGGCCGGAAAAGAAACCGGACAACAGTAAATTAAAAAATATGATTAAAAAATATGGAGGAAACATTTAAGGAAAAAGAAAAACATTAAGGTATTAAACGAAAAAAGAACAGAGCTTGTGCAAGAACTTGAACTGATGCACGCTACACTGGAAGCGGAAGAGAGAGCAATTACAGAGGAAGAGGAGAATAGAGCGGAGGAAATCTCTTCTGAGATTGACAGAATCGACAAGACCATTGAGATTCTGAATAGAACGGCAGATAAGTTGGTTGAAAGAGCTGAGGAAGAGGAAGAAGAAACAGAAGAAAGAGCAGAGGAAGCAGAATTCGCTGACTTCTTGCGTGGAGTCGTAACAGAAAACCGCGCAGAAAATCTTACATTTGGAGATAATGGCGCAGTTGTTCCAAAAACAATCGCACAGAAAATTGTCAAAAAAGTGTATGATATCTGCCCGGTTCTTGAGAAATCAACAAAGTACAATGTGAAAGGCACTCTTTCCATTCCGTACTATCCATTAGAGGATGAAAATGATATCACAGTTGGATATCACGAAGAATTTACAGAACTTACATCTAGTGCCGGAAAATTCGGTTCTATTGACTTGAAAGGATTCCTTGCAGGTGCTCTTACGCTTATTTCAAAATCCTTGATCAACAACAGTCAGTTTGACATTGTAAGCTTCGTGATTGACCATATGGCATACAGCATCGCTAGATGGGTAGAAGGTCAGTTACTTAATGGAACAGCTTCTAAAGTAGATGGATTAAGTAAAGCGAAAAATATCATTACTGCAAAGAAGAGCGATGCTATCACGGCGGATGAATTGATCGACTTACAGTCGGCGGTAAAAGATGCATTTCAAAACGACGCGATTTGGATCATGTCCTCTAAGACAAGAGCGGCTATCCGAAAATTGAAAGACGGAAATGGCAGATATCTCTTACAAGATGATGCGACATCTGCGTTTGGCAACATGCTTCTTGGAAAGCCCGTATACGTTTCCGACAACATGAAAGATATGACAGCGAGCACAACAGCAATCTACTACGGAGATATGTCTGGACTCGCAGTTAAAATCACAGAGGAGATGGAAGTGCAGGTTCTTCGAGAAAAATACGCAACACAGCACGCAGTAGGAGTTGTAGCTTGGATGGAATTTGACTCTAAAGTGGAAAACGAGCAGAAGTTAGCTGTACTTAAAATGGGGGCATAATTATGACGATTAGCGAAGCATTAAAAGAACTCATTATCGCAATAAAAGGCAGCGGAAATGAGAATGACATAAAAGAAGAGACAATTGCTGGAGTAATTAACTACATGGCTGAAAATTGGGATTCGATATCAGAAGGAGGAAGCCAAGCGGTGATTACAGTAGATACTTTAAACGGAGCTACAGACGTGGGAAAATCTGTTATGAAGGCAGTGTCTCAGGAAGCCGCAAGAACTGCAATAGGAGCAGGAGTACAGTATACATTGCCTGCGGCAGGAATTGCTATTGGAGGAGTTAAGAAAGCCGGTGCAGTTGCAACAGTATCTGCACAGAACGCAGGAACAATCGGTGGGCAGTTTGCACAAGCGGAGGTACAGAAGATTGCTACGCTTGCAGATGCCAACAAAACGGCAATTAACGAAATTATTTCGAAATTGAAAGCGGCTGGAATTATGGGATAGGTGATAAATAAATGAGGTGTAATAGAATGTATTGGAGCTATTGCACCTTTTGTTGATTGTTGGAATTTAAAACCGATAAGAAAGGCGGTGGGAAATGAAAGTAAGCGAAATAACACAGGACGTAATTCTAAATCATCTTAGAGAAGAAGAGAGTAATTTAGAATTTGAAGACATCAACCTCATAAATGTGATGAAAAAAGCGTCTATAGAGTTTTGTAAATCGCAAACAAACCTTTCCGAAGAGCAACTCGATCAACACGAAGATATTACTATCGCTGTGCTAACTCTTATATCCGATATGTGGGATAATCGAAGCATGACCGTACAAAGAAGCAACACTAATATGGTTGTAGATACGATTCTTGGTATGCACAGAATGAACCTTGTACCAACACCGAATTCGGAGGTGATCTGATGGATTCAGGAGCATTTACACAAAGAGTAACATTCGAGAAACTGACGCAAGGTTATGATGAAATCGGGAACCCCGTTGAAGAGTGGAAACCATTCAAACGCGCTTATGCATACATGAATGGTCTATCCGGAAAAGAATATTGGGAAGCCGCTACATTAAATGCAGAGAATACAGTAGATTTTGTATGCAGATGGAAAAAGTTTTTTGACGATATGGATACGAGAAATTATCGCATTGTTTGGAAAGGAAAAAAATTCGATATTAAAACAATTGACAATGTACAATTTCGCAATGATATTGTAAAAATAAGGGCGGTACATGCGGATGAGTAGTATAAGCATAAATGAGCTTGCAGAAGAAGTAATGAAAGCATTAAACGAGTATAAAGATGTAGCAGAAAAAGACTTTGAAGAAATTGCTAAAGCTATAGCTAGAGAAGGCACGAAAAAATTAAAAGCTACATCTCCAAAAGGAAAAGGAAGCAGAAAAGGGCATTATGCAGACGGATGGGGAGTTTCTTATTTCA